CGCAGCGCGGCTTCATCCGCGCCGGTCAAGAACTCCACGAAATCGGCGGGGATGCCCGTCTCTAGGGCAATGTCGCCACGCAGCTTGCCGAACTTCAACTCGGAGGCTTCCCGCTCGGCCTGCTCGGCGCGTTCGGTCACCTTCTGAAGTTCCGCTTTGGAACTCTCTTCAAGCTCTGCCAGGCGCTTCGCTGCTGCGCTATTTTCACGGGCGCGACTCTCCCAAAGCCGGGACTTCTGCTTCCAGAAATCGACGGTCTCAGTCTCGGGCGTTGCACCCTCGGTCGCGCTCGCGGTGGATTCTTCAGCCATGTAGATTGCTCCTATTCAGGAAAGGCAGAGCGTTTCGCCACTACCTACTTGAAGACAGGAACCGCAACGCACCCGTCGTACGGGTGGAATGTGCGCCCCTCGTCTGAGTTGCCGGGCGAATACGTGCGCCGGGCAAGACCTTGGCAGAAATCACACTCGGTCGAGCCGCCTAAGACCCTGCGCCACTGTGCAGCGGCGGGGTCGGATTCGGCGGCGTCGGCTATCGTGTGCCTGCCCGCATTCAGCGCGTATTGGTCCGCAATGCCGCACATGAAAGCCAACGTCCGCGACGGCTCACCAGACCATAAGGTTGAGACGCCGAAGCGGATACGCTTTTCTATGAACTCATCGGCCAGCGACGCTGCCGGCGCCGGGGTAAACGATCCTCGGGCGCGGTGCGCCTCCCGCTGGTCGATATACCAGTCGGTAGACACGGTGGCCGCCACATCCGCCCAACGGTTGATGATCGCCGGGAGATATTGCAGCAGCGCGTCCCTAGTAGCCGGGGCGTCGCTCGGATTCAGCGAACCCCACAGCCGAGTTACGTCACTGCGTGACTGCCGGCTGATTTGTTGGCTCAGCCGGTGCAGCCGGGCTATCTCCGATTGGTTGACCATCGACAGCCCCCTTAGGCGTCAGCAGCGAGCTAAGCGCCAGGCTTGCCCGCGCGCGCCGAGCCTCAGCCCGCAACACTTCACGCTGTGCCTCAGGAAAATTGAGCATGTCGTACGTGACCTCGGAGTCGGGTTGTATGACGCCGGCGCCAATCAGCTTGATTGCAGCGTCCGCACTAGCTGCCGCCGTAGGATGCGCCGGGTTACGGAACGAAGCCCGCACCTTGCCCGCCTCTTCAGCCGGCACGCCGGTGAGCATCAGCGCTGCCTTAATGGCACGCTGAAGCGGACCCGAGAAACCGAGATTGGCATACTCGGCCTCGATAACAAGGTCCTTCTCAGATGCGTAGATAGCCTCAGCTGACGACGGGTTGTCCTGCACGATGCCCAGCGCCGAAATTGGCAGCGACGTTTCCGAAGCGAACGACTGCGCCAGCTGCCGAAGGTGCGACATGTGCGGTTCCATAGACTGCTGCGTGAACTGTCCGACAGACGGAGTGATCGGGGTGCCGTCCAGGCTGTCTTCGGTGTTCGGGCCGAGCGCCCACACGCGGCCAAGCGTGGCCTGCCAGGCAGGGATCGGCTTGCCGTCCTTGTCCTTGAAAGCCGACTCGTCGGCGCCCATGACCCAACGCTGCGGCGACGAGTAGAACTCGGCCGACACTTCAGCACGCACCAAGGTACGCACGGCAGAATCGGTGAGGCTCATCACCGGCCGGGAAATCCGAGACCGCCCAAACGGGTGATCCAGCGACGGCTTATAGGGCAGCGGGAACATTGTCACAAACCCGAGCGGGTTAGGTGAGTCCTCAATCTGCCAGCCTCTACCGTCCTGAGTCTCAAGCGTCAGCACACGGTCCGGCAGATACAGAATCAGACAGGCCGCACCCGTGGTCGCATCGGACGAAACCACCGACAGACCCGAGGACAGGCCCCGCCTGCGCGGGTCCCAAAGGCCAGTGGCGTACATGGCAGAGCGGGGCAGAATCAGCACCGGCGGCTCGCCGGTACTTTTGTTGCCCAGCGACACCGACACGAACGACGTAGCAAACGTGTACGCATCAGAGATTGCCTGCGGCAAATCCGACGCTAGTTGGTTCTGGTCGACTAGCTCGGTGACGCCGAGCGAGTCCGCACTGCCACCCGGAACGGTGAAGTTCTCCACGACCGTACGGCGCGCCAACGTCTCGACCGCCTTAGCCGGCCAGCCGAGCACCGTGTCAAGGGTGCGCAGCGCCGGCGGAATCGAGATACCCAGGTCCTTTAGGCCGATGTGATAGTCCCGATAGCGGCGGCGCAAGTCGTTGCGCGTGTACTTAGAGGTAAGCTGTGCATTCAGACGGTTGAGAATGTCCTGATGCTCGCGCGACAGCCCGGTTAGGCTGAGGTCAGCAGCGATAAAGCTTGTCACAGGATCATCACACCGCCTCTCTTCTCTTGGGTAGTCACTGAGCTACCGGCACGGCGCCGATAACGAGACAGGCCATAAACGGCCAACGTTGCCGCCACCAGCGGAGTAATATCGGCGTTGGAGTCCTTACGGGACCACGCCCACGAATCGAGCAGCTGCCGCTGCGACGCGCCCGCAAGCGCATCAGTCAGCACCGGGTCGCCCAAATGCGTCAATGCACCCGACACGATGCCGTCATAGAACAACCCGCACGCCGCCTTCATATCGGCAGCGGCAGACTTCAACAGCCGCACCCGCGCACTAACAAGGTCCTGAATCAGCGAGCCGGCCGGCCCGCCCGTGTCCAGCACCGTCACCAGCGGGGCAACCTTGCGGTCCGGGGACGACAGCCACGGCACGAGCCAGTCAGTGCCAAGGCTGGTCTTGATGACCTCCACCCGCCACGTGTCGTCATCCAACAGATATGCGGCAGCAATGGCCGCCGTCGACCGATTCGGGGAAACGTCCAGGCCGTACGCCACAGGTAGTGACTGGTCGCGCTCGCGCAGGTCAATCGAGGCGTGCCAGGCGTCCGCCGGGATAACCCAATCGGCGCCCGCGTCGTCCCAGATGCCCAGCGCTTCGCGGCGGAAATCGTCTGGGGTTAGCGCCGATTGCATACCCGCGATTGCCTCGTCCGGGGTGTGCAGTGGGTACGACGGGTTGGCGTCCCGCCATGCCCTGCGGTCCTCAGCAGCGGCGTTACGGCCGGCCGAGAACTCCACGTACAGCGGCGCACCTTGCTTTCTCTCCAGTGCGGCGGTACGCAGGCGCGTAAACGCCTCCCCAGGGTCCTGAGGGCGGGGCGGCGTGCCCATCAAAATCATTTGCGGATCGAATGCCCGATTCATGGTAGGCAACAGGTCACCCAGCGCCGCGTCCGAGAGAATTTGGGCCTCATCTAGCACGAGCAGGCCGACGCTGGCAAACCCACGGATTGAACCGCGTTCACGGGCCGCGAAGACAATGCGCGACCCATTAGCAAACCGGATCGCCTCGTTGCCGGCCGCCGTAGTGATGTCGTCTTCAGATGCGACCCCCGAGCCTGGGCGTAGGGCCAGCGACCGGAGAAACTGGAACGTCTCTCTCGCAACCTTGAACCTTTGAGCGGTCCATACGACAGTCAGGCCCGGAGTCTCGCGGCAGCGCGCAAACGCCATCGACCCGATTAGGAATGATTTACCTGTCTGTCGGGGCACCGAGAACACGCAAGTGCGCGCGGCCCACCTGTTGCCCTTGCGCGCCGACAGAGACCTAGCTAAGTCTTCCTGCCAGCGGTCATAGGTGATGCCTAGCTTCGCAACCGACTCGATGTCCCGGCGCCCGTAGGTGCCTGTGATTCCATCAGGAAGTACAACGTGACGTGCCTCAGGCAACAGCCCCGGCTTGCAATTGACTCGGACGGGCGCGGAACTCATCATCAGTCTGCGTGCCCTTCCTAGCGTTGCATTCCCAACACGCCGTAGCGCAGTTTTCTCGGGAGTGTGCGCCGCCACGGGCAAGCGGCACCCTATGCTCAAGCGTCGCCTTAAGGGGATCGAACAGCGGCAGCGCCGGGTATACGACGCGCCCGCATAGGTAGCACTTGAAGTCGTCCCGCGCGTAAATTTCAAAATCCGTGAAACGCTCCACCGTGGCAGCGTGCTTACGGGCACGCCGGGCCTGTGTGTAGCTGCGGCGCTGATCAACCTTCGCGGCGTTTCGGGCGGCTATCCGCGCGGCGTTCTCGGCCCGATATTGCCTGTCATACTCGGCCTTACGCTCGCGGTTGCGCACGTACCACGCGGCGTCGGTGGTGCGCTTGCGCTCGGGCTGAGCGGCGGTCCACGCACGGGTGCGCGCCTTGATTAGCTCGCGGTTTCGGGCGTAGTACTCTGCGGCACTAATCTTCCTACACGCGCGGCACAAATTCTCGCGGCTCAACAGGTCCTCGGGCGTGCCGCAATCCCGACATACCCTCACCACGCCTCTTCGCCGGCGCCGGACTTCTCAGTCTCGGCCTGCTTCTTGGCGGCACGCAAAGTCTCCCGCTCTTTGTATAGGTCCATGAGGCGCTTAGTCACTGAGGCGAGCTCGCGCGCGGGGACGCCCTTATCGAGCTCGTCGGCTAGGGCGTTGATCATTGCGGTGAGCATGCCCTCGGGGTCGTCACGGCTTACCGCGTCGGCAATAGCGCCCATGCTTCACCGCCTTTACGTGTTTGCTTCTAGAACTCGCCACCCTTGCGGGTCCAGTGATAGCCGAGCCACGCCAGCGCCATCACCAGGGCCGAGCGCCGCAGCCGACCAAGCGGCACGTCGAGCGCTTCGCCCGTCACCGAGTCGAACCCCGCAGCCGTGCGCGCGTTGCTTGTCAACGTCCATTTGCGCCGGTTACCGGGGTGCTTCGCGTCATACCACAGGCCGAACGCCTCAAGCGCCGACGCAGCGCCGACGATGACCACCCACAGCTTTGTGCCGGGTGTCCACTCGTCGCGCGGGTTGGGTTGCTTCAGCATCGCTACACGTCCTCATCACCGAGCGCGAGCTCGCGCAAATGGAAGCCGAGCGGTAGCTCGTGCTCGTCAGGCACCGGCTCGGGGTCGTAAGCGTCGATAGGGCCGGGCGCCTCGCCGTCGCTGACCGCCTCTAGCGGCGCTGCATCATCGGCGCCGGCGGCATCTAGTGCGCCGAGCTCAAGGAACAGGCCGAAAAGCTCGATTCGTAGATACACGGCGCCGCCTCTCTCGTTCCATGATCATTTGGCGGAACCATCGTGGGTAAAAGTCGCT